AGATCGAACAAGATATACAAGAAACCGAAGAAGACCCTAACGTTCCTCCAGTAGACGAAGACACTACTGAATCTAATGGAGAGGAAATATCCGCTCCTACGACTTATAAAATTAAAGCTAACGGCTTAGAGTATGATTTTACATTAAACGAGATGCAGATGCTTGCATCTAAAGGAATGGATTATACTAAGAAAATGCAGACTATAGCCCCTTATAGGAAAACTATAGACGCTATTCAAGAAAACGGGATTACTCAAGACGATATAAATTTATTTATAGATATTAAAAAAGGAAATAAAGAAGCCTTAGCTACGTTAGTTAAAAATATGAATATAGACGTATACGATCTCCCTACGGAAGAAATCCAATATACGCCTACTCAATACGGTAAAGACGAAAATATGTTGGTGTTACAAGACACTATATCTAGATTAAGACAAGATCCTGAGTTTGAGAGAACTCATCAAGCTTTCTTATCTATGGATGAAACTTCTAAGTTAGCTTTCGTGAACAATCCTAGTAACCTTGAAGGACTTCATGAAGATATAAAAAACGGAGTATATGATGTTGTAATGCCAAAGGCAATGAAAGCGGCTGTGCTTGACGGCTATCGAAGACCTGTTTTAGATTACTATCTAAGCGAAGGTCAAAACTACTATAAAAATTTAAACGAGAGCCTGAAAGCCGAAGAGCAGGCGAAAGCTATAAAGCAAGAGCAGATATCTCAAGCTAAAGCTGCTGCTTCACTTCCTCAACAACGGATGGATAAAAAGACCGTTACGGATTACCTTGACGAAGAAAACGACGAGGAGTACTACAAATGGTTAAAATCCGTTCGAGCTAAATACTGAAAGGAAATAAATGGCTACATTTGAATATAAAGCCGGTAATAACTCAACACAAGGTGCTAATACTATACTTCACTATTACGAACGTGCAGGTATCGAAGCGGCTAACTTAAAAGACATCTACGGACAGTTTGCCGATAGAAAATCTATGCCTTTAAAGTATGGTAAGACATACAAGATTTCTAGATGGCAAAGATCTTTTGATAGAAAACTATCAGATCCTGATTTTGCTAAAAAAGGTTTCCTATCTTCAAGAAATATAGATGACGTAACTAACGGTCTTAACAGTATCAAACTAGCTGAAGGAGCTACTACCGGTAATAAGGTAGATTTCCAAAAAGTTACAATCGAGACTAGTTTCGTTAGATACGGTGAAATGATTGAATATACCGATGAAGTCGATATGTTCTCTGAAGATACTATGCAACTTCGCTATCACGAAGAGCTAGGAGAAAAAGCTAATCTAAACTACGAAGACTTGATTCAACTAGATATGCTAGGTACGCCTACGGTTATTTACTCCGGTACAGGTACTAGCTTAGCTACTATGGGTGCAGGACTTATAGCATCCGGTGCTCAGGACGATAAGTTCAAAATAAGTTATAACCTCATACGCAGAGGCGTTCAAAGACTTACTCGTAACCGTGCGGAGAAAAATACGGAGATCGTAACAGGTTCTGTTAAAATTGATACTAGAACCATTAACAAAGCGTTCTATGCGATTATTGGACCTGAAGTTAAATACGATCTTGAAAGTATAACTAAGGGTAAAAATGCTGCTGAAACTTTTGCATATATTCCTGCTTATCAGTATGCCGATGCTAGTAAGCTAGCTAATGGCGAAGTAGGTTGTATGCACGAAGTTAGATTCATTGAATCTGAAACTGCTACCGTTTATGCCGGACAAGGTGCTGCAATTCCTACTAGCTATGTTGGAGAGCTTGCTCATACGAACGGTAAATTCGACGTATTCCCTATCCTTTTCCCAACTAAAGGCGCATTCGCTACAGTAGGCTTGAAGGGTAAGAATAAGATCGTATTTAGACAGCAAAGTCCTGATAAAGTAGAACTAGGCAATCCATTTGGGACAAAAGGTTTCTTTAGCTATAACTTCTGGTATGCAGGAATTATCCTACAACCGGAAAGACTACTAAAGATGTTGGTACTAGCTACCGCATAATTCATAGCCCCGAAAGGGGCTTATTAAATTTATAAAGGAAAAAGAATGGCTAAAATGAAAACTGAAAATACTTTGGATCAAAACGAACCTAAAGTAGAAGAAAAAGAAGAACAACTTCTTGACGAAGAAAAAGCTTTTATTATGAAAGCTAAAGAGGCTGCTTTTAAAACTAGATTGGTTACTATCACTTCTAACGATAAGAGAGATAGCGATGTAGAGACTACTGTTATAGTTACTTGTGAAAATCAATACTTTGGACTTTCAAAAATAGTTCCTCTAAATATTCAAATTCAGTTAGAGCAATGCTTAATAGATACTCTAAAAGAAATAAAAATACCTTTACACGTACCTGAAATGGTTAATGGAAGACAGACTGGAAATAGTATCCTTTCTCAAACTAATAAATATAACATAAGCTACGGAGAATAATTTATGCCTAACGTAACTATAGATGTAGAAACTTTAAAAGTAGAACCGTCGGATATAACTCACGGAAGTATTCTTTCAAGAACTCTTAATGGAGAGAAAAGACTATACTGGAACGGTCAAGGAAGTTATGACATCTTTTTAAATGCGTTAGATGAAGCTGTAAAAATAGAATATGATAATGGAAGAATACTTGGTGATAAGTATGCTGAAGTATATACTTCCATTATTTCTTTAGCACTAGAAAAAGGTATTCAAGTATCTTTTAATAACAGTGAATTAAAGTTAAAAGTAGAAGATTTAAAACTAAAAGCTGCTCAAATAGATGCAGACCTAGCTATAAAAGCAATAGACGTACAACTAAAGAAACAAGAGTTAGGTCTTAAAGAAAAAGAAATGAAATTACGTGAAAAAGAAATGGGGCTGAAAGAAAAAGAACTAACATTACGTAATAAACAACTTGAAGAAGAGATGAAATTAACTAAACTAAAACAAGAGAATATAAGAGCTCAGACTAAAGTTTTAGATAGACAGATTGATGGCTTTAGCGATTACTTAAAAGTAAAACTTTTAGAAATACAACTCAAATCTTTTACGGATATGTTTAGCTCCGGTATGTTAGATATAGATGAAAACACTATGCCTGAAGTTCTTAAATCTAGCAAATTTACCGAAAGCTACAATATGGTTAAAGATAGTGCTATGAAAGAATGGAAAGATGCCGTAAGCGACTCTTTATACGCTGTAGAAAGACGTATTGCAAGAGCTGGGTTAGAGTCTTCTATACCTTTATAAGTTTATGAAAGGGTTTCTATGGGATTATTTAGTAAAAAAGTACAACATCACGCTAAGAGATATACCCATTTATACGGAAACCCTCTACATAAGTTTACTATAGGTAAATCTAAAAACAAACGAAACAATGTTCAGAAGCTCTTTATAGAAGAGTATGTTTCAAAACTGAGAGCAGGGTTTGATACATCTACTATTAGATACTCTCAAAGGATGAATTCTCAGAACCTTCACGATAGGGCTTGGTCAAGGAAAAAACTTCCTTATTCTTTTAATGTTGAAGTATCTAATTTAGAGTTTAACGAAGAAGCTTTTGAAAACGTTATAGGGTCGGATGTAACGATCTTATCTAAAGAGTTCGGTACTAATGCTTCACTAGAGTCTGAATACAATATAAAATTACAATTACCTAGTTATGACTACACTACTCAAACATACGTCCATAACGGATATACTCTGAAATTAATCAATTCTAATATTTTTCAAGTTATATCTCAACCTCCGTTACCTGATCCAGTACCTCCAGATTTTAGATATACGTATAATCTAAATGAGAGTATATCTATAGAAAATCTAGGAGTATACCCTAGTTTTGGTTATTTTGAAAATACCGTAAAGAAACCTTTGCTCTACGAAGAGCTAAAAACTAGGTTTGGAGTAACTCAAACAGAAATATCTACGTTTGCTTCATACTTTGATACAGAGACAAAAGTATTTAGAACATCTGCTTACTTTACTTGGGAAGGACACGAAGAAGTAAAGACTACGCAAGATGCCAAAGGAAACAATGTAAGAACAGTTGAAAAAATATATGAGTACATTTATACCGATTATGATGCAACAGATACTTTATATGCTATGTATTTTTCAGAAAAGTTTGAAAAAAGATTCTTTATAGAATATGTAGACGGTAACGGTAAAAGAAATATCTACAAAGGAACTAACTACGAAAACTTTATAGATAAAACAAAAGTTAAAAAGATAGACTTCGTTTCTATATTTCCAGTAAAAAAGTACTTGCCTACGGATAAAAAGACTTCTACTCTCTTAGATAGAGCCTTAGTTCAAGGAAACTATAAAAGTAAATATAAAAAGAAAAAACCTAAAGTACCTGCTCAAAAGCTAAGAGGGCTTACTGAAGAACAGAAAAAGAATGCAGGTAAAGATCTTATAGAAACTATGCAAGAGAATGGTTCAATAGATGAAGCAGACGTAGGACAGTATCTTGATTTAAGTTTATTCTTTAAAAAAGAGACTCGATCTAATAAGCTATGGCAAAGATTCCTTAGATGTATAATGGAGTATTTAGATAATACGTTAGGTTTTGGAATGTACCATCAAGACGCTCCCAAACATAACCTATATGTAGATACTACATTAGTTAGAGGTCCTAATAAATTTAAACTAAGAGTACAAGGGGTAAAACGTACAGTTAGATATATGAGAACAGATAAAATCTGTTTTATATCTACAGAACCTAGAAGCGGAGACTGTTATCTATATCTAAATGTTCCTGATTACTCTATGTCTAATCCTGTAGAAAAAGCTAATAGTATATTTTACAAGTTTACTCAATACGGTCTTAACCTTAGTTATTGGTACTCTGAAGGAATGCTAGAAAGTTATAATTTTTACGGTAAGAATATGTCTTCTCAGAAACAATCTAGATCTAAATATGACAGACATAACCTAGCTTCTTCTTTTTATTTAGATATAGACGTTAGAGAGTTTTCTAGAATTACTGGAGAACCTTGGGTTAATCCTGGAAATATATTAGATCCTCAATACGTAAAACCTTCCGTATATAGAGATAACGATATAGTAGAGTCTTATGTTATAGAAGAGACTTCTTTTACGTATGATGATAGGGTAAATTATATTCCTCCATATGTAGGAGAAACTAAAGACGACGAGTTAGTACTTAATATGGCTCACTTATGTCCAATGCCTGTAAAATTGTGGAGGAAAGTTCCTCACATAGTAAAGTTAGAAGTATTTCAATCTACTTTACTCTTATACTATCAGTACGGTTGGGAAGAAAAGAAAGGAACTATACTAGGTAAAATCATAGGTTTTGTATTAGTTATTATAGGTATAGTACTAATAGTAGTGTTTTGGTGGACCGGTTCTATGGGTTGGGGAATGAGTATACTTGGTGCAGGATTAGCTCTACTTGGAGCAATGTACAACAATAAGCTTCTATCTAGGATAGGAGCTGTTATAGGAATTGCAGGAGGTTTCGTAAGCGGTATTGCAGGATTAAGCGGATCGTTATTACAGCAATTTGCAGGAGTTATGGCTATCATAGGTTCAGTAGTTACTTCTTGGAATTTTCTTACGGCTATTAGAAACGAACAAGTGTTAAAAAGCTTGTACGAAAAAAGTAAAGAGGAGGTAGCTAAATTAAAAAGAGAGGGTCAAGGATACGATGAATACAACAAAGGGTTTCTAAACTTATCTAAATACAACATAGATATAGATACTGGTCAAGGGATAGAGGATATGTATACGGTAGCTACTGCTCAACATTGTTATATGATGATTGAGTCAGGTAAGTACTACCATTTACAGAATGAAGAATATCAAAATTTATATGAAAGGTACTAAATGAACGGTTTGGCAGAAACATACGGGAATTTCCCTAATACATATTCAAATAATTTTAACAACTACTGGAATCAAAACTTTTCGGACTGGACAAATTCTTTAAGTCAAGCAGACTTAGCTAAGTTATCAAACAATGCTCAAGGCTTAGCTAATTCAACTAGCAATATACAGTGGGGAGTAAGACCTGCGGAAATGTCTCAAGGGCTTTACAATTCAGGAATAACTAATGGTAGCAATATGTCTAATGATATGTCTTGGTGGGGTCAGAATGGAGGTCTTATAAAAGATGTCGGTGGAGCAGTAATGAGTACCGTAGGAGCTATAACGGCTTTTAACGATATGCTTAGAAATAATAGAACATTTAAAGAACAGAAAAAGAACTTTGAAATGCAAAGAGAAATAGCTAGAGAGAACTTAGCTATGCAAAGAGCAGAATACAATAGACTTAAATCTAATAGGGCTAATTTATCTAAAGCATACGGAGCATGATCATGGCTATATTTGATCCTCAACGCCAAATGGCTATACCTCACTTTCAAACGCCTCAATACTACAGCGACTTAGATACTTTAGCTAAGCTACAAAAACTCTTTGATTCTCAAGCTGAAGCAAAGCGTCAAGAGGAGCTTCATCCGTTTGAGCTAAGTAAAGCTGAAAAGATGAATACTCGTTTAGATATTATGAATGAAGCTGGTAGGCAAGATATAGACTTCGACAAAGAATTACATCCTATAGAAGTACTTTATCGAAAAGCTGTAGCAGACAGTGCAAAAGCTATTGCTGACTTTGATCAACGTACCCTTGAACCTAAAATAGCAAATCAATTAGGAGAGTATAAGCATAATGTCGATAAACGTCCTTTAGAGTTAGATAAGATAAAAGCTGAAATAAACTCCTCTAACGCTAATGCATACGCTTCTAATGCAAGTGCAAAAGCATCTAATGCAAATACGGCTAGACTTAACTGGCTTTTAAATCAAGATCAACTTGCCGCTAAGGAATTAGCAGGGTTTAGAGAATACGTTAAAAATGTTACTGGATATACTCCAGAAGAACTTAATTTCAATATTGCAAAAGAAGAATCTGAAAGACTTAAACAACGTCAGCAAAAAGAAGATACTCTTCTAGAAAATTCTAATTTAGTATTTGATCCAGAGCAAAAAAAATTCGTAGTAGTTCCTAACACATCTGCTCAAAACAGTAAAGATGGTATAACTCAAGCATACCTAGATGCCGCAGCGTTTAGTAATAAAACTAACGGAGCTACTTACAAGCCTTGGAATGTACTTTCTCTACAAGATCAAAAGACTTTAGAGGAAGCTTATCAACTCTTTGGAAATAATCCTCAAAAGATCTCTGCTGTCATGAATGGGCTACAGCTAACTAATGGAACTACTACTCTACCTAAAGAAGCTGAGGAAGAAGCAGTTAAAGTAGCTGAGGAGCTAATGGCTGGAAGACAACAGCAGAGTAATCTTACTGATGTAGCTCAATTAGTTTCTCAATCTATGAAACAAGGCAATGCAGATAAGCTCTATGATAGAGCTACTCAAGGAGACCCTAACGCTATAGCTGCATTGCAGTTTATGGTAGAAAACAACCCTACGGCGACTAAAGCTTTTTACTTGAATCCAAAAACTAAAGAGATGCAAGAACTTCCTCAAGGCTATGGTAACTATATAAATCAAAACACTAACGGAGGACTTGCAAAGTCCGGTGTAGCCAACGGAGTATATTATCAAAGACCTTTCGAGTCTTTGGAACACGTAAGTAAGAATATTCCCGGAAATGTAGGAATATACAAAAATACCAGCGGACAAGTTCAGGATTTACCGGAAAGAGGATCTGATTATTCAGAGAATGTTAGGCTTATCCAAAACGTTACAAAGTCCTTAGATAAACCTATATTTCATAACGGAGAAAAGACTAAAGAAATGATAGCCGGAAAGGTGGGAAGATTTATTACGGATATTAAATTTTCTTTACCTAAAAAAGATCAAGAAGCTTTTGACGATGCTTTGAAAGATTCAAAGAACGGCAGATATGCTCAAGATATGGTAGGATTGCTTACATACTTTATAAATACTCGTGGAGACCAAGGTCTAAATGTAAAAAGTAGCCCTACATTTGCTAAAGCAGTACTTGCATTTGCACAAAGTAGAGATAGTAAAGAATATCAAAGTATTCTAAAATCAGGAGATTTAGAAGCTTTCGGAGAAAAGGCAAAAGAAGTTGCTTATATTCTTGACGATATGAGAGGAGCTTATGAAGAAGTTTCTAGGAGTAGAACTTCAGATGGTTCTTTACCTACCTATTACAACATTCTTACGACGAACAAAGATAGCATAAGACCTACGGTAAACGACGAAAAAATTAATAAAGAAGAAAAGCTAGATATATCTCTTAGATACGTAGATCCGACCATGGCTAAAGAAATTTTAAAAGTAATGGAAAGAAAAGCTAGAGAAAGAAACGCGAATGAAGAACCTAGAACTTATAGTTGGATGTTACATCTAGATTAAATTATATCAAAAGCCAAGAAGAAGAAAGAATAAAATAAATAGCGAAAGTTAAGAAAATAACAAAAGACCAGCTCTTAACTTTCTCTATAATTTTCCTATTTTCTTGGAGTTTTATATAAGTAATACACCACGCTATCAAAAGCAATGGAAAAAGTAATATAAATTCCCATTTAAAAAAATTAATAAAAGTTATTATCGAAGCTACTTGTGTTATATTAGTTTTAGAAACTTTTATTTCTTGTCTGTTTCTATAAATAATAATATAAATAGTTGTTAGTACTAAAGCTAGTAAAGCAGAGCTAAATAAAGTAAAACAAACATCTTTTAAAAAATCTTTTTTTAAATCCGCAAGGTAGTGCAATCTTTTATCTTCAATAAACATTGATGCCCAATAAGTGTAGTAATACCAAGTTTTGTCTCCTATATAATTTACGGCTTGTATAAACCACTCAGACATTTGTTTTACCTTTAAAAATATTAAGAAAACCGTTCAATTTATTTTTAGCTATCTTTTTATATTCGTCTAGCTTTTCTGCACATTCTTGCTCCCATACTTCAAATTCCTCTTCTAAAGAAAGTTTTTCTATAAAGTTTTCAATAATTTGCGTCGATATAGTCTTTGAAAACACTTTATATACGTTATTTACAGTATTGCTATGCAAAAGTATTATAGGTAAAACTAACGTTATATTCGTACTGTGTTTTTTATGAAGCGTAGTATATTTTTGATATAAAGACGAGTATATACTTTTACTTACTAAAGACACTATTTCTTCAGTTATTTTTATATCTGCTTTCTTTACTGCTTTAATTAGAGCATTTAAAGGCTCTACATAATCTTTCTGTAAACAACGTTCTTTTAAGTAGTTAGTTTTATAAGAGATGAAATGTTTTAAAAACTCATTGCAAGAGTTATCAAAATCTTTTATATAGCTTTCTAAAACGTCTTTTGAATACTCGTTAGGTTTTTGATTATACTTTACTTCATATAGTAAGTACGCTCTTTTGCTCAGAACATCAGCCACGGCTTCAATATTTATTTCGTCTTTTAAAGATATTTCGAGAATTATTTTAGCTACACGTTGTCTTGGGTATAGATCAAAATTCTCTAAATTCTTTAAGACCTTTTCAAGTATCGCTTTATCTGACCAATCAACAGTATCTACTTCTGTACCCACTCGTCTAATCCTGCTTTCTTCCAAGCCTCTACTTCTTTTAGTACTTTTTTGATTTTCTCTTTATCTTGATTAATGTTATCTAATCCACCTAGCTCTTCTACTAGATCTAAGATTTCTTTTTGAGCTTTCATTTTTAATTTTAAAGATTTGTAATCCCAAATGCAGGAATATTGATGCAAAGTTTCTATCAGATTTACGAGAGTAAGAATTAAACTTTCTAATGCACGAAAAAGATTTTTAAAAATATTGAATATAGCTTGCATTAATCTACTCTGTTTAAATAAGCTCTACCTAGTACTTGTATTCTAGGAGTTCCTTTATATTCTTCAATGACTCCTTCAGCACAAGTTCTTTGACCTTGTAAGCTTTTTATATAACCTGATGTGAATTCTTTATACTTATCTTTCCACACTACTGCTGTAAAAATTACATTAGGGTATTTGGATTCAAAATTTATAAAAGTTCCTTGCGGTATTTCCTTTATTTGAGTAACTACACCACAGACAAGCTTATCTTGTCCTATGAAATCCTTAGCCTGAGAAGGTTTAAGACACTCTTTACATCTTTCCGGATTTTCTAAAGGTCTATCAGAAAAGTCTTGCATTTCTTGATCCGTATATTTTTCAGTAGCATTAGTATTTTCTTTA